CCGTGTACTTGATAGGCTTCCAGTGACCGTAATCTGCGTCAGTCTCACCAAAGTAAGATGGGTCAAGTGCTTGGCCGTCAATGAAGTGGACATCGGCTAGATAACAGTCTAAATAGTTGTTTAATGTACTACTAGCGTTTGGCCGCTGCGCGCCAATCAAAGCTCTGACAGTGGTATTAACAGCGGAATCATAGTTTAACGGCCAATGATCTGGTGAATTAAAACTTGTTATTCGGGTGCCGTTTACATACAGCTTTACTCTATCAGCCTCTGTGGAATCCGTTGTGTCAAAAGCAACAACAATGTGATACCAAGAGCTTACATCACGAAAAACTGCCGTTGTATCGTATAGACCTACATTAGCTCCGCCGGATTGCTCAATAATTCTTATAGTATCATCACTTTTAAACTGAAGATTAAATTGTGGTGAATTATTGTAATCATCGCGCTGCTGGAAAATCACATTGGTAATGCCAATATTCCCACGCTTAACCCAGCCACTCCAAGTCCACGTTCTTTGATTACCAGCAGACGCGGGAGTCCTAGTTAAATACGCCGAGTCATCATCATTAAACCGTAGCGACTGGTCAATCTCATAACCACCGCTAGAGTACATCCACTGATCTGAACCAAACGGCCCTGACATAACTAACCCTTACGCAAACGCAAGCTGAGGAGTACCCAATAGGATACGTCCAGAAGCAACAACAATGTACGGTACCACATCAGTCGTAGATGCAGCGGTAGACAACGTAAGACCAGCAGCACCAGCAGTCTCGTAGTCAGTGCCTAAAGATACTGTGCGTCCACCTGTAGCGTCTTGGATAAACACGATGAAGCCTGACTGTCCTACAGTCTCAGTCGTAGGATTGTCCAGAGTCACGTTACCAGTCAACGTAAGGACAAAGTTCTGGTAAGTGCTGAAGTCCAGAGTAGTTGACCCAGTAGTCGTAGCGTTAGTGTTAGTCCCTGCAACGGCGTTCTTTGTAACCGTGATAGAACCGACAGTTACAGAGTTAGTTGTCGTAGCGCCTCGTCCAGTAACATCATCTAACGTATCAGTCTCTGTGTAACTCGTTAAGTAACCAGCAGAGCTATGATCACCCCAACCGTACGCAGTATCCCATTGACCAACTTTAGTGTCAGTAATGGTGTTAGTGCCCATATCAATGGTATTGCCGTTAGCGTCTAACGTACCACCTAGCTGTGGCGTAGTATCACCAACGAGGTCTGGAGAAACAGTGTTCCAGCTAGAGCCATCGTAGATACGAGTGGTGTTGTCAGTGGTATTAAAGTACCAGTCACCAGCAGTAACAGGATCACCGTTACCGTCTACAGTAGGATTGCTTGAGAGTGGGCCTAAGTAAAAAGCGTCAATGGCTGCTTGAGCAGCTTCTGCTGCTGCCTGTGCTGCTTCTGCGGCAGTCTGTGCAGTAGATGCATTAGTAGCTGAGGTTGCTGCAGAAGATGCGCTAGAGGCTGCGCTGGTTGCGTTTAGAGAGGCAACGCTAGCACTGTTAGCTGCTGCGGTCTCGCTTGCTGCGGCGGCAGTCTCACTAGCGGCTGCGGCAGTTTCAGATGCCGCTGCGGCGGTAGCACTATTAGATGCTGAAGTGGCAGAAGAGGATGCAGAGTTAGCAGAAGACAGTGCGTTGGACGCAGACGTAGACGCATTGGATGCGCTAGTAGATGCACTGTTAGCGTCAGCAGTAGTCTGAGTTACAGCGTTAGATGCTGTTGTTGCGCTGGCTGCTGCGGCGGTAGCTTTAGTGGTTGCAGTAGTCGCACTAGCAGCCGCAGCGTCAGCACTGTTTGCAGCGTTAGTTGCTGATACAGCAGCCTCGTTAGCTTTTTCTGTAACAGCGTTTAGCGTTGTTTCTGTGGTAGATCCTGGTGATCCACCATCGCCACGATAGATTGGCACAATTAATACCCCTCAATGCTGTTTGATTTACTCAAGTTATCCATTGCAGAAATAACCTGAAGATTCCAAGGAACATGTAATCCACAACAGTTTTGTCCACGAAGGGGAACAATGTGGTCAACGTGGTGAACTACTCCGGTTAGCTCTGAACGCAAGTCGCGTAGTTCGTAAATTTCTTCTATCATAAACAAGTGGTCATCAGTGAGCCACTTTGGTTTTGCTCTGGCTACCTGCTTGTTTCTTAGGTAGGCTTTGGTTATGTAGTACTGTTTGTTTTTGCGATAGTACTTTCTTTGTTTTGCGTTAATACTGTCTTTACGTTCTTTGCGTTTTTCGTTAACACAAAACTTACATTGTCCAAAGTAGCCATCTTTGTTTCTAGGCTGCTTAAAAAATTCTGAATAATCTTTAGTTTCTTTACAAGTACTGCATTCTTTCATGGTAACTCCTGCATGAGTTAAGGAACGAGGGTACTAGGTGATGCAGCACCGTTCCCCTCTAAAACGTTAGTCTACATTATATTATAACATAGAGTTACGTTATTGTCAAGCCTTATTCATCCGCTATAGCAATGATGAAGCCAGCTTCTGGGCGATAAGTTTCAACGCCATACAAAGTATCAGCAGTGTACAAAGTGCTTAAATACTCCTGTTTGTACTGAGTCTGTGAACGAACGTTCATCTGCTCAGCCAGTACCAGAGCGTCTTTGTGGAAGAACAAGCAACCACGTACAGCGATAGAGCCACCAGCGTTCTGAGCAGCAGTCTCCAATACAGGAGCGTTGCTAGAAACGTACACGTCTACGCCGTACAAGTTACCGATCAAGCCAGACTCTACGCCACGACCGCCTACGAAGTCAGAAGACACGTAACGATCAATGCCCATGATTGACTTACGAGCAGCAGGTGGAATCACCAGTACACGACCGTCCATAGGTACGTCAGCATCGTCCATCAGCTTGATGGCTTCACGCAAAGCTAGGTCGGTGAAATTGTCACCAGTAGCAACGGTGTCGTCAGCGTAAGCAGCTAGGCCGCTAGTGCCGTTAACGTAGTAAGCGTTGCTGTTTTCCCAGTTAGCGCCGTCAGTCGGAGTAGCAGTACGAGTACCGTCACCAAAGCCAGTAGCAGCGTTGATGAGATCAGTGTCTACTTTCAGAGCCAACTGGTAGCCAGCATCTTCAGTGTAAAACTGACGCAGGCTTGACAGAGCCTGTACTTCTACGATGTCTTCAATCAGACGCGAGTACTCAAAGTGACGGTCTACAGTGACGGTCAACTCTGACTCAAGGTTGGCCTGAATCGTTACCGCAGCAGCTTCGCCTTTAGCAGAAGCAGCGCCACGGATAGGCTTAGGAATGTGGATAACATCGCCTTTCTTGCCAGACATAGAAATCTTCTTGACAAGAGGAGCCATTTTCAGGTTCTTTTGGTAAGCAGCAATTACTTCATCACTCCAGATTTCAGGGATGAAAGTACCGGCTGCGGTTTTGTCTACTACAGCATTAGCTGTAAAATATGCACCAGAAGTTTCGGAAGCCATTTTAAATCTCCTTTAGATTAGGCTATTTAACCCGTCCCTCTGCATAAGCTGCCATTATTTCAGGCTGTAACGCCATGTATCGGTCTGGGTCTGAGTTCATTAGTTTAATAATGTCAGCACGACGATAGACTTTCTTGCGCGTTGCTTCACCCGTTCCTCTAGCGTTGCCAGTTGAGGCAGACTTCAGTTGTTGCTTACGTGCTTGTTTTTCAACTTCAGCTGTCTGCTGAGCCATGTTGTTGCGTTCTTTCCAAGTGGAAAACAACTCATTGGCAGCATCGTAATCGTACTGTTGATCTGCTTGTACAAACAGTTGAGTCCGAATCTTAGAGCCTTTAACCCACTCGGCAAACTTAGGATCGTTCAGTATCTGCTGCATATCAGGATGATCTGCTTGCAGTTGTGAAAGAGTAGCTTGCTGTTGTGACTGTCGAGCGTACTGCTCGGCTTCTCTAATCTTAGGGTGATTCTCAATTGCTCTACTGACAGCACTCTTTGGATCAGTGAAGAAGTCAATGTCATCTTCTTCGTCTTGTTGCTGTACAGGTGCTTGTTGTGAGAGTTGTGCTTGGATGTAATCGTCAACAACTTTACGCAGTTCACCTACTTCTGAGCTTTGTTTACCAAGCATCTTTTCAGCTTCTTGGTGCATCTGAACAATGTCCTCGAGGGACTTGTTACGGTATTTCTCAGGTAGTTCTGGTTCTTGAGGTGCCTCTTCAACAACCTCTTCAGGTTGATCTAGAGATTCAAGGGTGTCGGTTGTTGCGTCTTGTTCTTCCTCGCGCTCGTCAATAATTGTCGCTCGTGACATAATTAAACATCTCCGCCTAAGTGGTTATGGAGTAAATAAAATGGGAGTTGGCCAAAGGCTTTCCCGTTAGGATCGTGCAGCTTTCTCGTGTTCTCGTACCCATTTCATGTGCTGACCGGGAAAGTCCCCAGAAGAGCCATCGAGTACGCACTGTGTAGCTGATACGATTTTTGTAGCATCTGCACCACAACCGCACCTACTGGTTGTAGTACCGCTTTCTACAAATTCTTCAAAAACGTGTCCGTTAGAACACTTAAAGTCAAATACCTTCAGCATTATCTAGATCTTCGTAAGCAGTGTTGATGGTTGTTTCAAAGTTTAACAGTGAAGCTAATACGTTTAGTTGACCTTTTTTATAGAACATATCGTCAACATCTTTAAGGTTCTCAACACTGTTAAGAGCCATAGCGTTATTAGTTAATTCACCAATTAGTTGCTTCCAACCAGCACTACGGAATAGATCAAAGTAAACAGAATAGTATTGTTCTAATTCTTTATCCATTGAGGCCCCTATAGGTTATCTCTTGTTATATATGTATATATTATAACATACTTTTGTGCAAATGTCAAGCACTTTTTTTGTGTTTTTTAACCTTTTTTGGCTTTCTGAGCGGCTTATAGATTTCTTTGTAAAATTTTACCTTTTTCTTAAGCCACTTCTTGAGCAGTTTATTTTTTGACACGCTTCTTTTTGCCTTTTTTGTAACCACAAGCCATGTTAGGCCCTCCTAGTTCGTTTCTTGGTAGTTTTTGCTGCTTGTTTAAACGCCTTAGCTGTAGGCGCTCCTTTAGACCCCGGCTTACGCATTGTTTCGCCTGATCCAGCTTTAATACGCTTACGTTTTGCGTGGATATTTGCGTACAATCCTTGTCTAGCCATGTTTCTCCTCCAGTTCTACGATTGACATAACCCACTGTTTAGGAATGACAATCTCAGCGTCACCTTGGTCTATGACGTCATCTTCCACAAGCAAATGAGGACATACGATAATTTTCTCATCATCGTCAACAAGAATAACGCCAATAGATACGGCAGTTGCAACTTTAGATTCCGTTAATTCGTCTAAACTTCGCCAACCCACGTTGGCTCCGCCTTGTGCATCTTTCCAGACTACCTTGCAGATCCTTACCATTTGACTTTATCAGCCCAGTAAGCAGCTGAACATTTTCCTTTAGCGATGTTCTTAGCGTGTCTAGCTTTGAATGACTTTCGTCTAGCTTTTTCAGCAGCTGAGCTTGGATTTTTACCAGCACCTTTGACTCCTTGTTGTCCAAATCGGATTGTTTTGATTGTTCCGTCACCACACTTAGCGACAACTACGTGACTCTTAGTTGGATGATTCGGAGTCCGCTTTGGCTTGTTGTACCCGCTTACTCCGACTCGTTCCAGTCTTGGATCCTTCTTTTTGCTCATTGGCCCATTCCTCCAAAGCCGCCACCTTGTGGTTCAGTTCCTCCAACTTGTCGAAGTGCTGCTGGAACGCTTGGTTGATTTGACTGAGGAGTGCTTCCATTTCCCTGTTGGTTATTAGCATTTGATTGTCCTTTTTGGTTTATTTGTTTTTCTTTGAGAAGGGTCTCTGCTACCTTGAGCCTACGTTCAAACTCTTTGTCGTCTTGGTCTCCTTCACGGAGGTTACGAGTAATTGCTTCAATCTTATCAATCTCAAGCTCTTGCGGAGCCAGCTGTGCCTCGATAATGAGTTTCTGAGACCTAGCTTGAGATTCAGCAGCCTGTGCGTTAAGTGCGTCTGTCTGGCTCTGCTGGAACGCAAGTTGTGCCTGTTGTGCAGCCATAGCCATCTGTTGAGCTTGAGGATCAGGCTGAGATGCCTGCTGTAGAGCCATAATAAGCTCTTCACGGTTGCTCAGGTTCATGTTGTCGATGATGCTCTGGATCAACACAGGGTACAGCGGTGAGTCTTGCTTCATAGTTTGCAGTAACTGTACCATCTGAGTTACCTCGTACTCACGGGCGATGATGCCCAGAGTAGACGTAGCGTTGAACTTATAGTCTGCTACTGGGTAGTTGTCAGGGTCAAACTGCATATAGCGATGAGCAGCTTTTCTCACGAAGGGCATGAGGAATGACTGCTGGAAGTTGATGAGGGTGCGCTTGTGTCGCTTAATGATTGCACCCAGAGACATACTGATGCCAGCAGCAGTAGCTTCACCATTAACCTGTCCACTGATTCCTGCTGAGTCAACTGCGCCTGTGGCTTGCTGCACCATCTGCTGAAGAGCACCAGCTTGTGCAAAAGTAATCTGACCCACTTGACCAAAGTTGAATGGTTGTAAGACTTCACGAGGATCACCGTTAGTTAAGATCATCTTACCGGGGCGAATCTCAGGTTTAGCGCCTCGTGGTAAACGTGTCGCGTCAATAGCGAGCATCGGGTGAATAGTGAGAGACAGAGCGTCAATACGGGCACGAAGCTCAGTGTCAAGTGCTTTCTGACTGTTATAACCTTTTTCACAAACTCCACGACCCCAGAAGCGTCCCGGAACTACGTCCCAAGGGAAGGCCACTACAGGGCGGTCTTGCATCATGTACGGGTTCGCCTCAGCCTTCAGGAGAACGCCACCGTTGGCAATTACAACGATAGCCTCAACGTACATCGAGTCACCGTCTATCGTCTCTCCTGAAGCCTCCTGCAGCGCCTCACGGGGTACTAGACCGTAGTACTTAGTCAGACGTACTTTGTCGTCGTTGTAGATGGTTAGATCTTGGTCAGGCTCTAGATCAGTATCAGGAGCCGCTAGACCTACAGGCTCGTCACGGTAAACGCCTTGCTCCTGCAGAAGTTCAACGTGGTGACGACTAACGAACTCATCAATAGCCACACCCATAGCGTCATCCACAGACGTAGCTACAGGGTCTATCAAGAAGTTCTGAGGCAACACAGGCTTCAGCTTTACTACCACACGGTCGGTAATATTTACACCTACAGCTTGCAGCTGTCCTTCCATGATCGGCTGTGTAGCAGGAGCCATCTCTTTGACTTCCTCTAACACAACTTCACCGATGCCTGTTCCGAAGACAGCAGCGTTGATCAGGCACTCAGCTACAGACTTACGAACCATCGTGTTCTCGAAGTCTTCTGTTAGCTTCTTACGGAGGTACGAAATGTCCTGACGGTCTTGATCGTTGATGTCGTCGCTGATGTCAAACCACTTACCACGACCAAACGTAGCTTCTTCTAGTTCTGCAACGTTAGATTCTACAGCCTGTTGGAGTGCTGGAGATATGATACGGCTACGTTCAGAATGACGCTGAGAATCAGCAGGATCCCATATACCTCGCCAGAGTCGATAGTATTCTTCAAACTTCGCTTCGTAATTCGACTCATAATGATCTCTCCAGTTATCACACTTTTGGATAACCCAATCTTCGAGAGTCTCTTCGATTAACATTGGGTCTACTTCGGTAAACTCAGCCATATCAGTATCCTGCTATAACGTCTAAAAGTTCTGGTTCTTCAAACTCTAGGTCTGCTAAACCGTACGGAATATTTGCTAACTGGTCTATGTAAGCCAGTGCGTCCACTAAGTCATCGTGCGTTAGTGGATCAGGAAACTGGAATAGCTGATCTAGAAATCTACTGTTCCATTCACCCTTGTTGAGCGTTATGTAGCCGTTTTCAAAACGACCCTGCAACGCCCACATGATCCTGTCTGTCTTCTTCTTGTTGCCGTGGGTTAGTTCCTCGACTCTGAAGAACTGCCCGTATCGCTTCTGTAGATCTGACAGAGGCGACATAACGGCTTGCTTTGCTATGCCTCTTTCAATACCAACACTGATTGGTTGATAGTCTCGTACGGCTTGAAAGATCTTGGATGCCGTCTCATCAAGGCTCCAGCGCCCGTAGATAATATTATCAACGTACCAGCCATGAGGACTAACTTTCGCAATCGCAATGGCTGTATCATCCAGCTTGCTGTTCTTTGTGCGTTTCTTAGATACGTCCTCAAAACCTGCCAAGTCACAGGCAATGTAGTAATCTCCGTCTTCAGGTTCTTCGCCAAACTGTACCCAGTCTTCCTTGAACATCTCAGAGCCACGAGCCTCAAAAGACGCCATAAACTCCTGTCGGAACGCGTAGCTAGACATGGACTTCTTAGCCATGTTTATTTCTTCTGGGTCTAGCAACGGGTTGTCGTAGCTCGTGAAGTGCCACGACTGGTACGTTGGATCATCCCCTAGTTCTGCGTACTTGTACAACTCGTAGAAGTGGTTGCGTCCCATCGGTGTACCGATAAACAACGCTTGACCCTTCTGGTCAGCCAGTGCTGGACGTAGGATCTGCTCCCAAACATCGGGCTTCATATCCGCGTATTCGTCCATCACGAGAAACTTCAAGGACACACCACGCATCGTCTCAGGTCTGTCCGCTCCCTTGAGACTAATCGTGGCCCCGTTGACTAGCTTGACTTGCAGGTTGTTGATGTGCGATCCTGCAATGACAGGGTGTCCTAGCTCCAACAAGGATTGCCACATAATGTCACGGGCCTGTCCTTGTGTGGGCGCAACGTAAAACACGTGACCCTTTTCTGCCTGAAGAGCGTTGATAATCAAGAGCCACGCAGCGAGTCTCGATTTACCAGTTCGTCTCCCAGCAGCTACTACTTTAAATCTGGTAGGGTCGTTCCAGACTTCTTGTTGCCAAGGTAGTAGCTCTACGTTTAAATCAGTCATCGAACTCGTCTAGCTCTTCTTCTGTTAGTTCTCGTTCTGGAAGATCTAAGATCTCTAGTTCTCTGTAAAAATCTGTCAACTTGTCAAACTTCAGGAACACTGCAGGTAAAGACCTCTTTCCTGTCATTTGTTCTACAAAATCCCAACCGTCTTTGCCCGGAGGGATTCTGATGTACCTGTGCTCTAGGTTCATCTGGGTCAGCTTCTTTCTGATCCCTCTGCAACCAGCGCACCAATCAGCGCCTATGACAACAAACATCTAGTTTCCCGATCACGCAATTTTTAGTACATTTGGTGTGTTTTATAGTACATATTTACCGATCGGGTTATTGACAGGTAACAACTCCTGTAGCATCAACAGAACAAGCAACGGTTGACTGCGTGTTAGTTGTTGTAGTCGTAGTCGTTACGTTAGTCAGCGGGTTGTCTACAAAGTTGTTCACAGTAGCGTTGTACTGCGTTACGATTCCAGTAACAAAGTCGTTGTTGTCTTGGGTAATATCTACAACAGCTCCGAAGCCAACTTCAGCAACCCCAGCCACAGCATTGATCCCGTTAGTACCAACAGTACTAGTGGCATTAATCCCTCCGATCCCAACATTCTCAACCCCCGTGATGCCCGCTTTCCCGATATCAACTAGGCCGTTGATCCAAGGTGTGTAGTCGACGTTACCCATAGTGGTAATAGCGGTAGCGCCTAAGTTAGCTGTGGCAGCGTTGTTAGTCGTGAACGCGCCGTACAGTGCTTGCTCGGTAGTAGCGTTAGCTGAGATACGCGCTAGGTCAACGTCACGGGTGTACTGAGCCATAGCTTTAGTGGTGTCGTTCTGCATCCACATCATGCCTAGGTTAGACACAGGAGCAGCCAGAATAGAGGCCCACTGGATGGCTTGTGACTGTTGTGGGATAGGGGTAACAGTAGGGGTCTGAGTCAACGCTAGAGCCATTACAGCAGCTGAGGCAGCTTGACCGTCGCCTGCACTAGCAATTTCAGCTAGAGCTGCAAACTTTGCCTGAGCAGCAGCAGCGTTAGCCTGTGCTGTTTTTTCTACTGATTCGTAGTACTGAGCTGTGGTTGATGAACAACCTACGAGTAACGCCGTTAGGAAGATAGCTAGTAATTTCATTTTACGCACCGTTAAAGTTTACAAAAGTTGCTGGAGCTGGTAGTAAGTCAAACGTTATAACAAACTCCATGTCACCTGTAGCCGTTAAGCTACAGACAACTGAATCGCCTGCTTGCAGTACAAAAACACCATCAGACAACAGGATGTATTCTTTTGATGAGACGTTACCACCGCCAAGGATGTCAATCGTTGTTGAATCTGCTTTTTCAACTTTCAGATTCGCACCGTTGGTGGAACCTCCGATGTTGACAACGTACAACATATTCCAATGGGCAACGTAGCCATCAGGAATAGTAACAATTGTCTGCTCAGTGGTGCTAGTAGCATTAACGTTCTTAGTGTATAGCATTAATAAGTCCAGATAACGGGTGTACCGCCACGTGTGTCAACGTGTACAAAGCCTCTAGCAACGCCTATGCCTCTAAAGCCTAGCTCTAGGGCCTCTTTAACGATTGTGTACCGCTGTGCTCCGTTCTCAACCTTGATGTCAGCAGCGATGCCTTGAGCGTGAGTACCGGGTACAGTCTTAGAAGCCTCGATAGGGTGCTGAGGACTCCTGTAACCACTAGTTACAACAAAAGGAAACCCACAACGCTCTCGTAACTCGTCTAGTTTCTCTAGAAACTCAGTTTCCATACGGTTTTCACCCGTGTGGGAACAACAAAACTCATCAATCTGAAAGTATTTCACCTGAGTCTCCGTCGATTGTAGAACCACCACTAATATCAGTGTTAGTAACACCGGTAATGTTAATCTGAATAGCGCCTCTGCCTGCATCTTTGACAACATCCTTCTCAAAAGCGCCTACAGGCAACATACGATCCATTATTAGCTTCCAAGCAGCAGCTTGGTTCTTGTGATCATCGTTGAGTGCCGCATCAAATATTGTCTCTAGTACTAGCTTTGACTTCGGAGAAGCCAACATACGGGCTATATATTCATTTATTATGGCT